CAGTTCTCACGGTGCGCAGCGCTACGACACGCGGTATCACTCGCCGCAGTGGGCATGCTGAAACGGATCTGACCCGGGTTTCGACGGTGAAACGCCGGCAAGCCTGCTGACCGTTCGTCGGGGTGGTTTACCTCAAAGGTGAGCCAAAGTTGCGTCAAAGTTGCGTGGAGTTGAACAACCGAAAATGACCCCTTTTCGGTTTTTCCGGAGAGGGGTAAAAAGTCCCCACGATATGCAATTTGCGCCTTGGCGCTCACCGAGCACGTGCTGTGCACCCCGCCTTGGCGCAAGCCAGGACACTGAAAACCCTGCCTTCCCTGGCGGGGTTTTCTTTTTTCGGCGTCTGCCGCGCTCAATCATTCGAGGCACAACATGACTAATGAGCAACAAGCGCTGGCAGAGATGCCGATCTGGTTGGTGATCGTTCTTTCCCTGGTGGGCGGGGTTTCCGGGGAGATGTGGCGAGCAGACAAGGAAGGGGCGCGAGGTTGGGCCCTGGTGCGTCGTCTCGCGCTGCGGTCCGGTGCCTGCATCGTCTGCGGGATGGCGGCGATGATGCTGCTGATCGGCGCCGGTGTATCGGTCTGGACTGCGGGCGCCTTTGGTTGTCTGACGGCGATGGCCGGGGCGGATGTTGCCATTGGCCTGTACGAGCGATGGGCGGCGAAGCGAATCGGGGTGTGTGAGGTGCCACCTGTCCCCGAGGATCGGGGTTAATGCTCTGGAGGCCACGTAATCCTGGGCTTTCAGCTTTTTGCACCGATCTGGGGCGCGAAAATCCCGCCGGGGACCCTGGGACGCTCCCGAGGACACGGGGTCGGAAACCCGCGGATCTTTGTTAGAGGCTGGTTCACCCGCTTAGTGAACTGGCGGTGAACTGGTGAACACCCCGTATTCATTGGGTTAACTGGACGTCAATCACATGACCGTTATCAGCAAGTCGGAATTTGCAGCGCGGCGCGGCTGGGCCAAGTCCTACGTTTCCAAGCTGGCCAAGCAAGATCGGCTGGTGCTGACCGCAGACGGCAAGATCGAGCTGGAGGCCACCGAGGCTCTGCTGGCTGAATCGGCAGACCCCAGCAAGGCGGCCGTGGCGGCTCGGCACGAAGAGGCACGCATTGATCGCGATGTGCGCAGCGGTTTGGTGCCGACGGTCGAAACCGATGCGGTGCCGCAACTTCCCAGTAAAGGCCCGGATTTCCAGAAGTCCCGCGCCCACCGGGAGCATTATCTGGCCAGACTGGCCGAGGCTGAGTTTTACAAGGTCCAGGGTGACCTCGTTGACCGCGAGGCGGTAACGGTCGCGGCCTACAACGCCGGGCGCATGGTTCGTGATCTGTTGTTCGGCATGTCGCCGCAACTGGCTGCCGAGGTTGCCGCGCTGAGCGATCCCTGGGAAATCGAGCGGCACCTGACCGGGGCGTTTCGCCGAGCCCTTGAGGACGCTGGGCGCATGACCAGTGCCGACCTACAACAAGCCATCACACAGAGCTAGACCTATGCCCGAATACGCAAACGGTGCAGAGGTGTACCGCGATGCGTATTGCCGAGGGCTACAGCCAGACCCTGAACTATGGGTTGACGAATGGGCAGATGAATACATGCGAATCCCGCGTGACACGGGAGCCGCAGAGCCCGGCAAGTACCGCACGGACCGGACGCCGTACGCACGAGAACCCATGCGATGCCTGTCCCCGGCCCACCCCTGCAAACGGGTGGTGACCATGGTGGCCTCGCAGCTGATGAAAACTCAAATCGCCTTGAACTGGATCGGCGGCCTGATCCACATGGCCCCATCCAATATCCTGACCTTGCTACCGAGCCTGGGACTGGCCAAGCGGGTGTCGTCGCGGATCGGCAAGACGATCAAGGCCACCCCGGAGCTGAATAAGCGTGTGGCGTCCAGCCGCTCCCGCGACTCCCGCAACACCATGGACACCAAGGAGTTCGAAGGCGGCTCACTGTACGTGACCACGGCCGGCTCTGCCGCCAACCTTGCCGAGCTGTCGGCCCGGTATGTGTACGGTGACGAGGTGGACCGTTGGGAGGTCGATGTGGGCGAGGAGGGCGACCCCATCGAACTGGCGGAAGCCCGGGGCAGTACCTTCGGCCGCAACGCCAAGTTTTACTTCTCCAGCTCACCGACCATCAAGGGCGCCTCGCGGATCAGCGATCTGTTCGAGTCGAGCGATCAGCGGCATTACTACGTGCCGTGCCCAACCTGTGGCCATCATCAGGTTCTGGAGTGGGAACGCCTGCTGTACTCCCCGGATTTCAGCGTGGCGCACTACCAGTGCGCCGGCCCTGAGTGTGATGTCCTGATCGAGGAGCATCACAAAGGGTGGATGCTGGCTAATGGGGAGTGGCGGGCTCATGCCGACGGCGACGGGGAAACCGTGGGGTTCTACCTCAACGCCTTGTATGCCCCATCCGGCTGGACCGACTGGCGGACCTTGGCCCGGCAGTACGAAAAGGCGAGGAAGGCCCAAGCCGCTGGCAACCTGGAGCCGATGCAAGTGTTCTATAACACCCGTCTGGCCAAGGTCTGGGACAGCGCCCAGGAGCAAACCAAGGCCCACGTCCTACGGGACCGAGCCCGCCTTGAACGCTACAGCCTCGGCTCGATGCCGTCGGGCGTGCTGCTGCTGACCGCTGCGGTTGACGTGCAGGCAAACCGCCTGGAACTGATGGTGATGGGCTTCGGTGTTGGCTTGGAGCGCTGGGTGATCGACCACCAAGTGATTTGGGGCGATCCGGCGAACCAGAAGACGTGGGATGTGCTGGACGAGAAGCTCAAGGCCCGGTATCGGCATCCTTGCGGTGTCGCACTGGCGATCCTGGCCGCTGGAGTCGACTCCGGTGGTCACCACACGGACGAGGTTTACCAGTTCTGCCGCCTTCGTCGGTGGCGCAACATCTTCGCCATCAAGGGGGCGAGCAAGCCCGGGCGTCCGGTTATTGCCCAGCGCCCGTCGATGGTCGATGTCACCTGGCGCGGGCAGACCGAACGCAACGGCGCCGAGCTGTGGTTTGTCGGCACCGATACCGCCAAGGACTGGATCTACAACCGCTACCCGTTCGAAAGCGGCCCTGGTGCACTGCACTTCGCCAACGACTTGCCCGACGAGTTCTTTGACCAGTGCGTGGCCGAAAGCAAGGTGGCCCGCTACGTCAAAGGCTACAAGCGTATCGAGTGGGTGAAGGGCAAGGCAGACCGAAACGAAGCGCTCGACTTGATGGTGTATTGCCTGGCGATGGCCCATTACCTGGGCATCAATCGCTACCTAGATGCTGACTGGGAGCGGGTCCGGCAGGCGCTGGCCCAGGGCGGGCTGTTCGACGACGAGGCCGGCCAGCAGGTGGTGTCGCCAGAGCCTGCGACTGATGAACCGGAGCCGGCCACCATCGAGCGGTCGGCTCCGCCGCCTGCTGTGCCTGTCGTAAGGGCTCAACCCGTTGCGCCGCAACCTCAACGCCGCATGTCCACCAGCGGCTATCTCAAGAGACGCTGATATGTCCTTTACCCAGAAACACCTCGACGCTATCGAGGCGGCTATCGCTCGCGGTGAAAAAACCGTGCGCTATGGCGACCGCACGGTTGAATACCGGACGGTGGACGAACTGCTCAGGGCTCGCGAGGAGATCCGAGGCAGCCTTGCTGCAGCTGCTGGCCCACGCTCCCGCGTGGTTCGCCTTTACCACGGGGGCAAGGGACTGTAATGGCTCGCCACTACCCTACATTGAGCCGTCAAGGCTTCCTGCTGCCATCGAACATCAAGGCCAGCTATGAAGGCGCCGGGGAGGGGCGCCGCTCGGTGGGCTGGGACGCCCCGGACAGTAGCCTCAACAGCATCAATACCCCGGCCTTGCGCAACTTGCGCTCGCGCTCCAGGGCGGCGGTGCGCAACGACCCCTACGCCTTCAACGTGGTGGACAAGCGGGTCAGCAACCTGATCGGCACCGGTATCACCCCTAGGGCCCAGACCGACGACAACGACCTGCGCAAGCAATTGCAGGTGCTGTGGGAGGATTGGGTGGACGAGTCGGATGCCGACGACCTGACCGACTTCTATGGCCAGCAGGCCCTGGTCGCCCGGACGGTGGAAACCTCGGGTGAATGCTTCGTGCGGTTGCGGCCTCGTAGGACTGAGGATGGCCTGGCGGTGCCCTTGCAGGTGCAGCTACTGGCGCCGGAGTTTGTGCCACATGACAAGTTTGAAACCACCCGCGACGGCAATGTCATTCGGGCCGGGATCGAGTTCAACGGCGTAGGCAAGCGGGTGGCGTATTGGATGTATCGCTCGCACCCGGGAGAGTCTTCCACTCTGAGCGGCGGCTATAACCAGCTGGTGCGAGTGCCAGCCACCCAGGTGCTGCACATCTTCGATCCGCTGGAGCCCGGCCAACTGCGTGGCGTACCGCGCCTGTCGCCGGTGCTGAAACGCCTGCGCAGTCTCGATAACTACGATGACGC